TGCAGACTGAGCTGCGGCTACGGCAAATCGTGCTTCTGCACGTGCTCCCTCAACTGTGGTGTAACGGGCAAAGTGATAACCGTTAAGATAAAGTCCCGCCTGCTTGGCGCTCGCCAAATTATACTTGGCTGTTGGGTCTACATAAGTAGTCCCCTCACTAACCTTTTGAACAACTGCTTTGACTCCATAATGAACCAGCATGTCATAGTAATTGTCATACGTCATCAATCCGTTGTGATTGGAAGTATCCACCATATCGGTATTTGCTGCATTGACCTGCGATGGCATGGCAAAAGAAATAGCCGCCAAGAAGGCGACTACCAAAGTGATTAGTTTAGTTTTAAATTTCATGGTGCCCTCCTTTATTCTTTGTCAATTTGGATTGCACGATTTTCAAATTTTTTGTACGCATCAAGGTACAACTCGTGTTTATCACCATTGTACGTTATCTCGTAGTACATGCCGTCGCTGACGTTTGTACTAGCCAGTGCCTTTGAGTTCTGAAGCGCTTTGCACGACCAAACGATATATACATCATCTGGAGTGATTGAGCTTCCATCGGTCTTATCCATGTGGTCATTTGTATAATCAGCAACTAAACGCTGACACGTGTTTCTAAAATCTAAGTCGTTCATTGATTTTCCCCTCCTTATTGCTGTGGAGCAACAGATGATGGTGCCAGCTGAGCCTTAACTGCGTCTGCGGCTGCTTGAGCTGCGGCAGCTACCTTGTCTTGATTAGATGCTTCCTGATCAACTGTCTTTTGTGGATAGGTTTCTGCTAGGCTGTCTTTCAAGTCTGCAAAAGCTTTCTCAACCGCATTGGCAATTGTCTGCTCGTCTGTGTTGGTGAAACCAAGCGATTTTAATCCGTCTTTCACAGCTTGAATGGCAGTAGATTTCTTAACCGCACCGTCAATCGCCTGTGTCACACCAAGCTGTTCTGCTGCTGTTACCGCAGCGTTTGCCAATGGGCCTAATACCTTTACCAAGGTGAGTGCCTGTTTGTTAGCCAGCAACTGTTTTGAGATCCAAGCCCCAATGATTGGGACTGCCGCTACTGCAAGTGATACCAAAAGTTCTGTCAAATTATTCATCATCATTATCTCCTTTAATGCCTACATGGTCTTCCAATCGAGTAATCCTAACCGAATGGCTACCGAGCTCGTCATCGTGTGTCCTCAGATGTTGTCCCAAATCTGCCAGCGACTGTTCGTGCAGCTTGAGCTGACGATTAATCGTCTCTGAAAGCACTTGAATATCAGAACGCAATGGATCTAAGGCAATCTTTTTGAACAGCCAACTGCCCGCGCTCACACCCACCCCGATGATTGATATAACCTCTGCCCAGTCACCAATCGTGTATCCAAAAAATGTCACTTTCTCACTTCCTTCCACAAAAATAGCCGCTAGCTTTTGCCACCGACATAGTCATTGCCTGTGATTTGTTTGTATTGGTCCTCCGTTATTTGCCGCCCCACGTACTGCTCTATCGGGCACCCCCAAGAATGGAGCATACTGCAAAATTCAAAGTCACTCATTTTTTCCACCATCCTCAATCTTTGTCACACGGGCATACAGTGCGGCAATCATCTGCTGTTCAGGTGACGGTCCGGGGAGTGGATGATCATTCGCCGGATCGTAACCTTCATCGGCAACGATTTTGCCGTCTATAAGAGATGCATGACCCTCAAAAAACTGAGACACGTCAGTTGCCTCTATGATTTGTTGACCGTCCTCTGTTGGTCCCACTTTGGCATCTTCCGCTTCATAGGCCCAGTTGGTCAGGCGGTTTTGCTCATCTAGCCAAATCTTAATCTTCATCTTAATTCACCACCGCATCATTGGTCGGATACGCATCATGAGTAATAAAACTCAAGCTGCCAGCATAATCGCCTTGTCCACGCCATGGAATAATGTAAATTCCACCAGCTGAAACATATAATTCACAGGCTGCGCCCGTATACGACATGCTACCGAACAACCTTGCTGCATCATCACTGTTAAATGGGCTATATCCCGGTCTAATGTTGGCAATTTTGACCCACCCGTTGCCAGTTTTCATTCCAAAAGCAATCCCTATGGTGACATTTGGGCCTTTTCTTGAATATGAGATATTTAAGTTCTTGACATCATTAGTTTCCAGCCCCGAGTCTTTGTGATAGTAATCAACTGCATCATGAGCATTAAAAGTAGAAGTGATGTATTTGGCAGAATTACCCAATCCGCTGACTAGGTCTGTCAGTTCAAGAACACCCATCGAAATCCTGCTTGTGCGCATTCGTGTTGTTCCATCTGTCTGCGTAATGTATGACAGTAATCCATCAGGATTTACTTCCGTATGATAGATTTGGCCGTTTGGCTTTCCATTAGTGTCCTCAATATTACCGGAAATGACATATGAGGCACCGTTGAGCGTAAGGGAACCACTGGACAATATCTTGGATCCTTCAATGCTCACGTGTTGGAAAGGAACGTTGATATTAGGCGAATTAATCTCAGCGGAATTAAGAATAATTGAGTTGAGTTCTTTAATGTACAAAACAGCTTGAGCAATCGCATCATCTACCCACTTGGACCCGTCATAGCGCTGTACAGCCGTTGCGTCTTTTAAGCTTGTACCATGCCACCAAGTATCACCCTTTTTGGGATTCGCCGGGGCATCTAGCTGTACATAAGGAAACGGCACATCCTTGCTTCCGGGAACACCTTGCGGGCCTTGCGGTCCTCTGATATTTCCAAGCACACTTCCAACTCCAAAGGTGCCACCACCACCTCCGCCACCAACGTTTACAGTATCAATTTGGAAAATGTTACCAGAGGGAGTGATTATGGTATCACCAATTTTGGGAGGATTATCGACAGATGGGGCTGGACTTAAATCAGACCACCAATGCTCTGAACTATTTGGTCCATACTCTTGATTACTTTTAAAAATCTGCTTTCCACGTTCACCATTCTTACCAGCTTGTGCGACTGAATAACCGGTCTCAATTGTGCCATCCGTATAGCTCCAAGTTGTTCTGGTCCAGAGATACTGACCGGCTGCCACATCAGGAATTGACGCTGACCAGCCTGTGCTTGGCTTAGCGACGCCGCTTGACGAAACAGCATATTCAATCACCGTTGACTTGATACCTACTCCGTCTTTACCTGCAATACCATCTTTACCTGAGTTACCATCTTTAGCAACGTAAGCGACTGAATAACCAACTTCACTACTTTTATCCGTATACATCCAAACTGTCCGCGTCCACAGATATTGACCTTTAGAAACGCTTGGAACGCTTGTTGACCACGTTCCGCTTGGTACGGTCGTACCGCTGGTTGAAGCTTGATAAGTAACGGTTGTTGTTGCTAATCCGACACCGTCTTTACCCGGTAGGCCATCTGCACCACTATCACCTTGTGGTCCCTGTGGTCCCTGCACTAGTTGCCAACTATAAACAGCTGGGTTGGCGCTATCGGCCTGTGTGAAGTCTGTATAACTACCGATGTATTTTCTGGAACCCGGAGTATCGAGCGAAAAGTTCGTTCTACCATCACTGCTGTCAGCATATGCAATGTGGAAGTACGATGTCTTGCCATCGGCACCTGCTTTACCCGGCACCCCATCTTTACCATCCGCACCGTCCGCACCTTTAATGAGCGACCAGCTATAGTCGCTCGGATTCATGCTATCGTCAGATACGAAGTCGCTGTAGAAACCAATGTACTTACGGTTAGAATCAGTAGTTGAGAAGTCGGCATGGCCGTCTTGGCTGTTTGCATAAGCAAAGTGGGCATAGGCAGTACGACCATCTGCACCCGGTTTCCCCGGCAATCCTTGATCACCTTTGGGCCCCACATCACCGTCTGCGCCTTTAAAAAGCGCCCAATTGTAATCTGCTGGATGGGTGCTGTCTGCCTTTGTGAAGTCGCTATACGTGCCAATGTACTTTTTGCCATCGCCACCGGATACCGTGAACCCGCTTTGACCGCTTACATCATTCGCCCAAGCAGTGTGAAAGTACGATGTTTTGCCATCTGCACCCTTGGCACCGGGAACACCATCAGCGCCATCCTTTCCCTGAATAAGCGCCCAATGGCCAGCGTAATCCGCCGGATTGTCACTTGGGACTGATGTCTTATTTGACCAAACGATTGCCATATACTTCTTACCAGTTGGGAAGGCGCTCATGTTGGTACCCTTGTCATCATCGGCATAGCGAAGCCAAGGATAATATTGAATTGTCTTGGGCATGTTGGCCATCTGGTTGGCAATCTCACTGAGGCGTTCGTCAAAGCTAACGGTCTCGTGTGCAAACTCGCCCAAAGTCAGCTTGACTGAATGGTTAGCACGGCTCCGCTGAATACTCAATACCTTGGCCGACAAGAATAGTTGCTGGTTTTCATCGGCGATGTGGACGGTTTGATTCAGTGGTACGTATGGTGAGTTAACCAAATCAATATCATAGGTTTCATTCGGATGGTTATACTTCTTCAAATCTGCCAAAGCCGCTTGCAAAAGTGCCGCCTGCGATTTTGAATCAAACGTTTTAACTCGATTCCAATCAGACTGTTTTGGGTTAGGGTTGCTGTTGCTTAACAAACGTGAATATTTCTGCACAGCAATGGTATCGTGCAAGAACCCGTACTGGTCAAGCACAAACTGTCCCGTTGGATCAGTCCAGTTGTAACCGATCAAGTTAATTGGATCCTTATTAGTTGATCCATCCGTACTTTCTGGCACCGCTCCATAAGCCTTAATCGATGTTTCCATGTCATAGGTATCGCGGTGCGTGACGATGTTGTTGATGTCCTTATTCATTTCAAAAGAGATCAAACTATCGCCGGCCGTTTCATGCCGAATGTTAATGACACGCTTAACCAAGTTGGTTCCAACAAACTCAAAGCCAAAGCTAAGCACTGCGTCAAAGTCTTTTGCCACGGCAATAATGCGAGCCAACGATGATTCTTCACTAGTCCACTCGAGTGTTCGAACATTGTCAGGAAATTCGTTGATGCCAATCTCCCAGCCAGAATCATTTGTGAACCTTGTAATGTATTCAGCAATCGTATATGGTTTGTCGGCCTTGAAGGCGCCAACGGTTTCGTTAATCAAATCATTACCGGCATCACTAGCAACAATTGAGTGAATATGGCCTAGTGAATCATGCTCAACCGATTCGATCACCATTTGGTGCCCGTTGCCTTCTTCATCCTGATAAAGAATGAAGTTGGTTTCTTTGGCCATCTCATTGACTGCTTGTTCCTGATCAGTTGTGAAGTGAATATCAAGAGAAAGCTCGACCGCAGGACGATTGTCAACACTTTGTGTTTCTATATCGTTGTCAATTCGCCATTCGCCTTTGCCATCAGTCGACCCAACACCCAAAATGTTTGATTTTCGATCTGCAAAATAATACTCCATTTATAGCCAGGCCTCCCTTATCTCGACTTCACATGCAAATGGTTGTGCCCAGCTCGAGGGCGTGATAGTAATCTCAGTATCACCGGGTGGCAGTTCAAATTGTTCCCACTGATTTCCGATCGTGTGCATGGTTGGGTCAAGAGAACCATTCAAGTATGTCTTGGCATTCGCCACATCAATCTTGAGAACATCACCATCGCTAAAGCGATTCTTGATATTCGTATACCAGCTAACGTTTTGCCATTTGACGGTGGACGCAATCAGATACATAGTCGATTCGCCCCATGTCTTGTCTCGCATAAACCACGCTGAAAATTGCTTGGTCTCAACATCGGCAGCGTCCGCAAAGGTAAACTGGCGGGTAATAGTCGTCTCTCGTCCTTGATTGCCAACCCATGGTGACACTCGGAAAACAACTGAATTACCAAATTTCTGTAATTCCAACTGAATGAACTTGTCGTTAGTGAAAATGCTACGATCAAGCTGTTCATTGACGACTAGTTGATTTTTGTAGTAACACATCCACCATATTTGGTCAGACAGCGCACTGTTGTCTTTCAAAATCATTTGAAAGATTGGCTTGCCGTCACTTTCTAAGGTTGTTTCGAGTGAACCAACCTTTGAGACACCAGTTTGAAAACGTGTCATGACGTCCCATGTGAGATTGCTCTTGAAGTTACCATTATGCGTCTGGACGAGATTGTGCTTGATTGAAGGACCGTTCCAATACTTGTGGTCGCCAGTAATACTGGGCCAATTAGGCTCAACCTTCCAGCCATCATAATCATCATGAGTCCAAATTGCATTGCCAATCTGTTCATTAGGCATACTATGATCACCACCCCAATAGGGATTGTTTGTGGCGGCTTGATTATCCATATGTGATCCTTGCACGGCTGCCAAATCAAGTGCTACTTCGCTTTCTTCGGTGGTGAAACCATCAATTTCTTGCGTACCGAATTGAAGAATACCCGGGCGATCATTAACAATCCCAACCATGCCGTTATCAGCGTGCATAGTTGCAGTAATAACTGGCTCAACAGGATAAGTGCCACCATTATGAACCGTGATGGTGTTGGTATAGTATTCAGGATCAGCTGGGTTAGGCGACCACGGAGAAGCAGAAGTGCCCAGATTAGCCTTAACGTGTCTAAAGGTAAGCGTAGAGCTTGGGCAAAAAGCATCAACGGCAAAGTTTGGAATGCCGGCATCAAGATGAACCGACTTGATGACCCGTGTGAAATGTATCCTGATATATTTGTCAGAATTGACTTGTTGAGTTGGACTATCGTCTTCCCAAGAAGAACCATTAAGATACCCAAAGCCAACATTTCCTCGGCCTTTAACATCCACTGAAATGGTAACTGTTGCTCCGGGAGTAAGCCAACTTGAATCTTTCGGGTCAACAACAGTCTGAATAACCGACTTGCTCGTATTGGTTGCCGTTGTAAGCCCGTCCTGAGTCATTGTCGTACCATCAGCACTCCATATGATAGGATTCCAATCATCCCCAGTGTTGTGCAATAGATTAACCGGCACGTCCTTGTAAGGCATGTTGTCAGCCGTCTTCGTGGCTACCGAGTGGGCGATACCATCGGGGACAAATAAAGTAAACGAAGATGTAATTGCGTTTCTGCCTTTGGGAACATCGTCAACATCTGTGAGCACGGCATTCCAGTACACAGACAAGTCATCATTGAACGAAACATGATGAGTGTCACCGTGCAAGATGCCACTTAGCTTATAGAAGGCAGTGCGAAACGACTTTTCATCAGCTGCTATAAGCTGATATCCAACAGTGATTTCCCGAGATGGGTTTCGTACATACTCCAGCATTTCGCCATCAGATATTCCTATAGGATTGCTTTGAGCGTCTTGTTTAAGAAGCTCACGCCCTCCGACCTGAAGTGTTTGATAACCAGGAATCAGATCTTCGATATACTGGCCATCAATTTTCATCGCCTCAGCTGGGTACTGTTTCTTATCTGCACCCGTAAAGGGTGTCGTTTCTCTGAAATCGTACAATTAGACTAGCCCCTTTCGATAATTGCTTACCTTTGTCAAACGATTAAGCTCTGTTTGCATTGGGTTTGCGGTTGCACGAGCAACCTCTCGGCCGTCAATGTACAGAGGAACCTCAATCGTTTGCTTGCGAGTGTAGTTGACATCAAGATTTGAAGACAAGGTTGTACCCTGCACACTGTTATTGAGCGACTGCAATGATGCATCAAAGGGAGAAGTGTTCACTTCCGGCATCGTCACTGCAGCACTGTCAGCAATAGCTTGTGCCATGCTAGAAACATTACTTTGGACGTCTGAGAACTTGTCAGTAAGCCCTGCATTTAAGCCGTTCATGATGGCATTACCAGCAGGTGTGAGCAGCTTGGCATCGTAGCTGATTGGGCCTTTATGCTTGCGAATCCAAGAAGCAATTCCGCCAACAAAATCGGTTATCTTCCCCCAAGCTGCTTTGAGGCCATTGAAGAAGCTATCCATGATGGCGCGGCCAGCGTCAGCCAGGCTAAAATTACGAAGTGCATTGAATGCTCCTTTGATGCCATTAACTATTCCACTTACCATGCCAGTAAAACCAGACCATACAGCCTTAGCACCATTAAAAATACTAGTAGCAGCTCCAATCACAATAGACTTTATGTTGCTCCAAGCTGATGAAAAAAATGATGTAATGCTGTTCCACAATCCGGAAAAGAATCCGGGAAGTGCGTTCCAAATTCCCTCGGCTGTGCTGACTGTTCCGCTCCATAGTCCTGATAAGAATGAAACAACACTGTTCCATACGCCCTCAGTGGTAGACACAATACCGCTCCATAATCCGCTGAAAAACGACGAAAGCGCACTCCAAATAGCGGAAGCGGCAGATACTACACCATTCCAAAGCCCCTCTAAAGCTGAAACTAAAGTATTCCAAACAGTGATTGCATAAGTTTGAATAAGGCTCCAAATACCGGAGAAATACGTAACAAGGCCATTCCAGATCTGTCCAGCGGCTGAAACAATGCTATTCCAGATCAGCTGGAGATCAGCGCCTAGCTGTGTCCAATTTGCAGTAAGCAAATCAATGACAATAAGAATGGGACCCATAATAACTGCTTTAAGCATGTTCCAAACACCGGTAGCAACTTGAACAATCCCATTCCAAATTGTCGTCAGGGAACCGCCAAAGGTTGACCATATAGCAGTGGCTACTGCAACTATTCCATTCCACAGAGTCGTGAAGAATGTGGATAGCGCGTTCCAAACTGCCGTTGCTGCAGTAACAGCACCTTGCCAGATAGCTGAGAGAGTGGTTGTGAATGCTGTCCAAGCAGCTGATGCCGTTGTCGTAATCCCAGTCCATAGATTGCTGAAGAAACCTGTAATGCCGCTCCAAGCTGTCTGAATGCCGCTAATTGCAGATGTAAACGCACCCGATATAGCGTTCCAAACAGTTTGCGCAACTCCTACAAGTCCTTGCCAAGCTCCTTGTAACCACGATACAAATCCCGACCATAGTTTTTGGCCGGTCTTGGTTTGGGTGAAAAAGTACACCAGACCAGCAACCACTGCTGCAATCCCAGCAATCAAAAGTACCCAGGGATTCATGCCTAAGATCAATCCAAACGCTTTCCATACACCACCAGCCGTTTTTACAATAGTCCCAAAGTTAGTGATAACGGATATAGCACCTCTAATAGGGCCAATCATTTTAGAAAAAACACCGAGAACGCTTGAAAATCCGCCGATGGCTAATCCGATTACTTTGAAGGCTCCGACAGCTCCAAGGATCGCCACAGCAAATGATTTAACGATGTCGTTAGCAAACGCTGCTTTAACAATAGCTGCAAATGGCTTCAAAACAGCTACCACTCCGCTTAGAGCGACCTTAACACCGTCAAAAATTGCTTTCCACGGTAAATTAGCAATAAAGTCCCCAACGGTAGTCATCGCTTCCATTGCTGCTACTCCGAAATCTGTAACAGCTTGTTTGATTCCGTTAAATAGTCCCGACATTTGCCCATTACCAAATGCCGAATTAAAAGCATCTCCGACCTTTTGAGCAATACTAATTAGATTGACAAATGCAACATTGACTAAGCTACCAACTAGGCTCCAAATAGTTTGTAAAACGGACCCGACTCCTTTGAGAACGGAACTGAGCCCGCTCATCGAGTCGCCCTTCCCCAAACTGCTTAGTTGTGTCTTGATGTTCAAAATCAATGCCGAAAACGGAGAAAAGAACTTACCGATTGATGATATAACAGAATCAAAATTAATTGCGCCAATCTTATCAATGATTCCGCTAATAACTCCGATAGCGACTTTAGACATTGCCTGCCATGCAGGCTGAAGCTTGTTTGCCAGTGTTTCCTGAAGTCCGTCCATTGCCTCGCCGACTGTCTTGTAACTCGTGGCCATCTTCTGGAAAGCCTTGCTGTTGCCTGCCTTTTCGATACCATCGAAGAACTGCTGCGTGCTTATTTTACCGTTTTGAACATTCTGAACCAGTTCTTTGGTGCTCATGCCCATTGCTTTAGCAACGGCTGCCATGCCTGCTGGAGTCTGTTCAAGCATTAGACGGAAATCAGCCCACTGCACCATTGGCTTAGCAGCCATTTGTGTTCCTTGTTCCATCAATGTCTTCATGGCTTGCTTGGGATCATCAGTGGCAGCAGCTAGGCCACCCATACCTTTAACAAGACGGCCAACTCCTTTTACACCTACTGATGAAAACTGTGCATAGGCAGAAGCCATGTCAGATGAACTGTAAATGGTCTTCTGAGCATATGATTGCAATGACTTTTCAATCGAGGAAATCTGCGCAGGCGTTTTACCCAGAAACTTCATATTACCCTCAAACGTCTGCCAAGCTTTGCTTGATTCGTCTAGTTCTCCTACCATGCTTCTCACACCATCGCCAATAGCCCCTACCACTTTGACAAGACCTATAGCACCAGCAATTTTGCTAACGGTTGATACAAAATTTCCCACTGGCTTTGTCGACTTTTCAAAGCTATCGCCGATCTTTGACGCAGAACTCGCAACATTCTTAAAAGTCCCCGAAAAGTTGCGGTCAACGGCGGATAAAATCGCTTCAACACTAAAACTGTCAGCCATGTGATCCCTCCTTTCTTTCAGATAGTGGAATGATTTTGCCTTCGCGCTTCAAACGCTGAAATTCGGCCATCCGTTTTGCGAACACTTGTGCTCTAGTCTGTTTGAGTTCAGTTGTGCTCATCTGTGACACTGCATAATTGGGCTCATAATTTGATCGCACGTTATCAATAGCCGCTTTCTTATCAAAGAAATCATCAAACGTCCTGAACTTCGGCTTAGGATTCTTGCTCCCATTTGTTGCCTGTACTTGCTGGTTCATCCATGCTTGCTGTGCAATCTCGTTCTGTCTATCGACTTGCTTAAGCTGATAGGCTTCCATGCGCAGCTCGTATTCAACAAGCGTCATGCGTTCAATTTTCCAAATATCAGAAAAGCCTAGATAGGCAAAAGCGTTTAACAAGATTTCGTGATACGTTTCTCCACTATTCTTTTGAACGCTTTCGTCCTCATCTAGGCCTTCATGTTTTTTGCTACTGCTTTTACTGCGTTAGCGCTGTTCATTTCATCTATAACTTGCTTAAATAGCGAATCTAAGTCTGAATTGCTGTCAATAAAGTCATCGACTTCATTAGCTGACGGACGTTTCTTAGATGTCACGGTGGCTGAATAAATGGTGTCTGCTAAAACAGCAGCATCGTATGCATTCAGACCAGCTAGTGCCTTTGCAACACCCATGCCAAAGTTAATGCCATGCATGACGGCACCCATATTCTTATCCATTTCGCGAACAAAGCGGACACCAAAGTTAAGCTCATATTCTTTACCGTTAATGGTTAATTGCATGATTTAAAATCCTTTCTTTTAAAGCCGCCCGGGTTTAACCCGCACTGTGATTTTCTTGGGCGACTTGCATCAATTAATTAAGCGTGTGAAGTGGTAGTGGTCGTTGTTTCGTTCGTACCTGGGTCTTTATCAGAATCCCACTTGACACCACCGCCGGTACTATCAAGGCTAGTGACCTTGCCAACCCCAAGGAATACGTAATCGACCTGTTCCTGAGTTTCGTCATCGAGAGTTGTCCATCCGCGTTTAGGCGTGCCATTAACTGAGAATGTGACATCGCGAGTAGAGTGATCATCAGGGTCATTGTCGCTGCTGTCTTCTTGAACGGTAACTTGCATGTACCATGCGTAATACTTGCCAGCGGAATTCTTACGCTTGCGGTAGAGGATCCAAAAGTCGAGCAATTCACCATCAAACAGCGAGTCATACATTACGTCTGCAATTGCAGCCGTGTTGTTCAGGAATTCGACTTCAAGATCGGTACTTGCGGAACTACGAGTTGCTACATTGCCGTCCTTGGTAACAGTAGAATCACTGTCAACAGACGGATCAAAGGACAGCGAAGTCTGCCAAGGGATAATTTGGCCGCTAACCTTTGCTTGATCGCTATGCTTGCGAGCCAAGGCAACAACGTCCATGCCTTCTAGCACTTTTAATTCATTTGCCATGTTATGGCCTCCTATAAAATATTTAGATTGAGTATCAGCGTGGCTCGGTTGAGAACCGTGTCAGGGACACTTTGGTCTTGTGTGAACTCTTTTGACTGATCTTCTACACGTCCATAGAATCGGTAGTCATCGGTTAGCACTTGTCCAATCGCGGCACGAAAAAAGCGCTCTGCCATATCAGATACGGTGAAACGCTGTTTTTTGTCGCCCCAGATGTCGATGGTGATTAGCACATTACCATTGAGTGACGTCTTTGTTGCAATAGGAACAACTTGAATATTGCCAACAATGACGAAGGGATATGGGGCGTTCTCCTGCTGCATGGGCAAATGGTCGTAAGTTTTGTACCCAGATGATTGCGAAAACGCATAGAAGTAATCGTAGAGCTCTTGCTCTGGTGATGTGATTTTGATCACCTACTTTGCTGCTTGTTTAAGCTGATTAATAAACTGAATCTTTTGATAAAGGAACGCAGGTTTTAAAACAGGACGTGCCCGCATGAAACGAGTCCCTTTTTCGGTGTATGGGTTGTATTCTTGCGTCATCGCTACGATACCGGACAGCCCCGAATCAGTAATTGCTAACTTGATGCCACGCTTTGTGGCACCGGTTGGTTTGACAAGAACGCGTCCTTTTCCCTTAGCCCACTCATAGTGGCCTGTATACACGGTGCCGGTCATTTGCTGAGAACGAGTCTGGAGCTGTGCTGTCTGCTGCTTGACGATTTGCTTGACAACGTCCATCTTCGCTCGCTTCAGCAGACCAGCAACCAACTTATCCATGCCTTTTAGCTGAATACGATAACCAAGCCCAACTTTGCTCATTTCGTCTCACCCACAATCAAAGTAGCGTTTTGAAGCGGGACACGGTCAGTATTAAGGGCATAATGAGTCGCTTCATCATCAATCGTTAAATAGCTCCAATTGACGGTGATTGGCTCAACTAGTCGGATCACCTTTGCCTTTTGAGCATAGTTTCCGAATAGCTGAACACTCTTGTCGGTTCCCATGTCGGTGACGCTAGCAACTGTAGTGGCCATCTTTTTAACATCACCGTATTGATGTGTTTGCGGATTATACTCTTCATCATCAAGCCAGAATGTAACCTTATGATCTAACCGCATACGATCACCTCTTTGGATATCCAGAAATGAAGCTAACGGTCCCAAGAGACTTGGCATTCTTACCGTTGGCTTCTTTCCAGTCATTGATGTCGTCAGCAAAATCATCGAAGTCATTAGACTTGAACGTGAACGACTGGCCTTCTTGCTCGTATGACGTCATTCCTTCGTTCTTACGCCTGTTGTAGCGTCTGACGCATACTTCTAGGGCAATGTAGGTCAACTCACTAGGAAAGGCCTCATCCGTTCGCAAACCGAGCTTAAATCGCAAGGCTTGCGTCGTATTTTTGATAATGAGGTTAAGCACATCATCCTGTGTATCAGTTTTGATTTCCATCATCGTCTTTAAATCTGCAAGTTTTATTGGATCGCTTTCTGCCATCACTTCACCGCCTTTATTGCTTGAGCGTACTTGTATGAGCACTTCAACTTATCAACGAAGCTAAGGTCTTCACCAAACGGAACTCGATCGGTGTACTTGCCCTTAAAGAAAAGATCATGCATATCACCGGTAACACCAGCATTGTGCATGATCTTGGTTTCATTCCACCGCTTGACTGGATCGGTAGCCCAACAGAAATCGAGCTCATCACTGATGACGGGCCCGATATTGAAGTACATCATATTCCATAACTGTGACCACATTTCTGCGGTCCATTTCTGGATATTGCTGTCGACCGTCTGAAAGTAGTGCCACAGTCGGTTGCTGTCGGCATACACCTTCCGCCAGTATTCAGCTGACGGGTGACTGATGAGCCACTGAGCACCGCCAGAATTGTGGTTGATCGTCTCAAGCGAAGCTACCGTAACGCCGACAATGTCAGCCATGCGTTTCAAGATTTCTTCTCCGTGTTCGCACTGCTTGATATAGTCAACGCTGATATAGCTAAGCGTGTTGCTACATAGCCAGCGATCAGGCTTTGCTTTCAGCTTGCGAAAGTCTGGCCGTTTACGGAAGATCACATCGCTATCGAAGTAGAAATAGTCCTCTTTTTCGCGTTCGGGGTCCTCAGCTAGATACTGCCACCACAGCCAAGGCTTCACAGACGGAATATATTGACCGTCTGAGCGCTTGTCGGTATACGTGTGTACTTCTACTCCATATTTGCTGGCAAGCGTTTCTGGCACCTTATAATCATTCACAGTGAAGAGCAAAACGACATCTTTCATGCCAAACCCGACACTTTGCAGATTAGTTAGGCAGACTTCTAATTCCCATTCGAATCTCTGAATAGCGGGTTGACACAAGATGAGTTTCATTCTGTCCTCCAATCAGCCGCCCGGTTTCCCGTACTGTCCTATTTCGATAGGCGACTTGCATCAATTGATTAACCGTGCGAAGTGGTGGTAGTAGTTGTTTTGCCTGGAACGAGCACTTTGGCTTGCAAGACATTCTCGGCTTCTGGAAAGCTCGGAAGCGCGGTGGCTGCCGCCTTTTCCCACGTTGCAATTGGATCTTGCGTAGTCTCGTAAACGGTGGTAAACACATTGCCAACAGTGCCCTGTTGAACACCCGGAGTTGAAATCAGTCGGGACTCTTCAGGGGTAGGACCATAAACGGTTTGCCCGAGCTGGTCATCACCAAAGGCTACCAAAGTGTCTTCCGGGAAGTACCGTTCAACGGTATAGATACCTTTGGCTCCCTGCTTACGGTACTTGGCATCATACGTGACAATAGTTGGTAAGCCGAACGACTGCATAACCGCATTGAGACTGCCAACACTAGGCAACATACCTGCTGTCTTGAAGTAGTCAGCAAATGCTTTACTCCGGATCAGGGCAGTTTGTACCTTGGAAGAAGTCAAAATTCGCGTTGGCGCGTAGTCGAGCAGTGCAAACCAGTCTTGCAAGTCCTTAATCGGATCAGCACCATTTGCATCCCAAGAAGTAGTTGCAGTAACTTGGTGTTCACTTGGAACATGGTAATCAACATCGAAGTTGAGATTGTTCTCATTAATGGTGATCTTACCAGTTGCCAAAGCCTCCATGCGCATCTTTTCAACGCGTGCATAAACACCTTGAACCAAAACATCCAAGTCGTTGTACACAAGGCTGGTCAGGTAGTTCTGTTCAGCCGGTGTGCGCGGATTGCGTAATGCGATCAGGTCCTTTTCCTTAAGCTGCATCTTGCGTTTGATGTAGCCAAGTTCAGCGGCCTGAACGCTCGCTTCACGACTGCCAATCTCCGCTTCCGTATCGAATGCAGAAATAGATGCCACGATAGGCGTCTTAGACCCACCACGAAGAAATTCAAAATCCAACTGATTAATTTTGGTTGATGGGAACAAGGTGTCCCCAAGTAATTGCGGATACTGGCGGTTTTGAACGTAATCAAGTACCGTCTTTTGATTAAACAAATCTAAAATAGCTGGCATAAGTTAATCCTCCTTAGTCAGAAACGTGGCTGAATTTGATTTCTTTCAGCGCAGTGATAGCATTACTGGACGGCTTGACTGGCAAGCGAGCTGCGTTCACATATCCTTCAACGATGACGCCTACGGGTTGAGAACCCTCACTGACATCAACATCATTAATGGTCACACCGACTGCCGTTGCATCGTTCTTTGGATAGATAGAACCTGCTGGCAATACACCTTTTACGACACCATCAGTTGAACTGTCGGCTTGGTGAGTGAATGAAACGAATTTCTCGCTATCCAAGAAGTTGATCTCAGATGCAGTTACCTTTTTACCTGCGTACATAAAAGTACCTCCTTATTTTTGTTTCCATGGGTCGTTAACAAATTGGCTCTGCTGATTCCGTTGTTTAGCAAATGCCGCGCCCGGAGTCTCCACCTTTGAACCATGCGTTTTGGGTGTGCTGCCCTTAAGCAACTCTTGACGAACACCTTCAGCTACTGCTTGATCATGCGCAATGAGCCACTTTACATTCGCCTCAGTAGATTCTGCCTCTGGCGTTACAACGTGCTGCAAATCGTCCTCAGTGACTGTCAGCTTGGCGTCCTCAAACATCGATCGAGCCTGTTTGCCCATCTCGTAGGTGGCAAGCTGTGACTTGAGTTCGTCTCGCTCTTTTTGAGCCTTTTCTAGCTCATAGTCTTTCTTCTGGTCGGCGTTCATCTTGGCCAGCTTTGCAGCTTCGTCAACGGCAGCTTGCTTTTCCTTCTCGGCACGAGCAAGGCGCTTTTTTACAATATCGTTGACCTGCTCATCGGTGTAGGTATGCTGATCAGAGCTTTCATCAGAACTGTCTTGGCCATTTTCCGAGTCTTGAGCGTTGGTGTCATTGTCACTTTGAGATTCGCCGCTTTGCTGGTTCTCTTGACTACCGTCAGCACCAGTATCTTCAGCGAAAAATTGCAAATTCATCGGCATTAAAATCTTAGGAATCATGTTCAGAACTCCTTCCACAGCTTTTTAGACGGATCAGGCTTGCGTCTTAATTTACCGGAGCTTTTAGAGTCGATCACGCTTGGACTTGATGGCATAAAAATAGCCGCTAGCTGCGGCTTATAAAAATCCTTTACGGCGTTGTGCACCTCTAGATCGTTTATCAAGCTCGTGTTTGGTTGATGCCGCCTTTCAACGCGTATCCACAAGCGCTTGTACTATTGAATACTGCTGTCCGTTTCACGCCTGTTGCATTGCCAGTATATTCAAAGCTGAATCCCTTAGTAGTTGGCTTGAAATCAGAGACATTATCAAACATGTATGTCTGTCCATTATTTGTAAAAACGATTAGTTGCTTCATTGCTTTTCCTCCTGAATATGCTGATTTAGTGTCGCCGGTTAATGACAGTCCCATATAATTGGCAAGTGTTGCATTGTCGATTATCATCAGTTTTCCGTTGACATATAAATTTCCATTCTGGATAGTCACATTGTCATGGCATCGGTTGTATGCAGTCAGGATAAGCGATCCTAGCTGATAATCTTTGATGCCATTAGCTAATGCGGCCAAATCAAGTAGTCGTTTCTTGATGCCTTCACGAGTTTTCAAATCTTCATTGCTCATGGTATTTCCTCCTAATCATCGTCTGGCATATAAGCCGCAATGGAGCATCGGCAATTGGGGTGAACTGGAATATCTGGCACATCGTCTACACGATAAATGCCTCTACCAGTTCTGCCACCTTCTGAAATCTCCTTGCACACATCACACGCGCTTGGCTCAGCCACCCATTTGCAATAGTCATAGCTGAACTTGTGGAAGCTATCTAATTGCGCCTGCGTTTGAATCCGAGCTGACTCAGTACGTGCAATTCGTTCTGTCACATAGCGGTGATTGTTCACCGTTTCTGCCACTTGACCGCGTAACTTGCGAGCAATCTTTAGTGGGCTCTTTCCTTGAATGGTGGCGGCAGTCAATAGCTCATCCAGTTCAGCTTTAAGAATGTCTTGGTTGATCCAAATGCGTTGTGAGAAGGTGTAATCTCCCTCTCTTTTGGAGAGCAATTTGGATAAATCAGTGTAGCCGCTCTTAGATACCGTCTCTCCAAGTATTCCGGATTGCCGTTTGATCTCAGATTGATAATCATCGCTCAATTTTGAGATTAAATCGGCGTTCACTTTCATGTGTGCATCAAGCATTTCTTGACCAATCTCACTCTTGAGCATTTCTAAGCGATTAATCCGCATGGTAGCGTTGTATAGCTTGAGACGATCATTGACATCCTTGCTAAAGTCGGAATATTTGAGCGGTTCGCCGTTGTACATCTTTCTAGCATCATCGACAATTGACTTTGCTTCGGCTTGATAAGCTTTAATATCGGTAGCCATCACTGCTTGACGCGCACCGGCCATGCTGTCGTTGCTGTATGCGGCATACTTGGCAAACTCTGAATCAATATCCTTTTGAATGTCGGTTAAAGCTTTGTCAAAATATTCCTGAATTCGGGCATTGAACGCCTCGTCATTCTTAAGGTTATCGACAATCCATTTCCGTTCAGCGGCCGTTCGCTTACTCCAGTAGTCAGAATTACTCGCTATCTGTTGTTGAGTCGTTGTTGTCATCATTGCCACCACCATTCAGAAATTTCTGGAAGTCCGGGCTTGACGGACTGTTAGTAGCAGCGTCTTTTGCTTTCTGGGCGGTCTCATCAGCGATGCGTTTCATTTCGGCCTTGGGATCATCGACAAATGATAAGGTACTCAGCATGGTCTGATCTGATACAAGGCCTTTGAGCTTAGAAGCCGCGTCTGCTTCGTCGGTAATGTTCTCCGGAAGATTTCGCGAGAATGCGAAGTTAAGCTTTTGCCAGTCATCAGATTTACTTTCTGGAAGGATTGTCCCAACACTGAATGCGATCTTGTAAAGGGACCGGAGTGACTGTGTGAACTTACGATCTTGATTGGCCGCCAGATTGCGCATTGGTAGCAATTTGTATTGCAATGCAACACCAGAGCTATTGCCGCTGAATGCTTCATCGTTCAAGTTTGCCACCATACTGATCTGATAGATCATGCTGATGAGGCGATTAATGAGGTGCTCTTGAATGGCATCGCCATCAGGTTTGGTCAGGAATTCAGCTACGCCTTGAGCAGAATCAGCGTCTGGAGCATAGATGATTTGGTTGCCATTAAGATCGAGTTTGGGGTTACCGTCATCGTCCTCATCAAGTTTCAGACCCTTAAGAACCAAGTACGCATTGTCAAAATACTCATTCTGGTTCGCCTTCTGGCTTAGCACCTTGTCTAAAGCATTGATGAGCGTTTCAACGTTCTCAAAGATGCCTTGTCGCTCGGTGTTCATGAAAAACTCAACTGCCGGTACTTCGTTAAATGGGTTAAATCCGTCTGTCCCTTCAAGACGTGTCATATCAAGAGCGTATATGCCGTCTCTCAGGTATACCTTTCCGGTCAACGTCTTGTCTTCATCATGCCAATACATGACAAATGCAATGGCTTTGTGCGCTACCGTGTCATCATAGATGATGAATGAATTGATAGGTGAGCTGTATGCAATACGCGTATTGCTGTTCTCGTCTTGGTACAAAAAAGCAAGCGCCCGTCCGTAAATGGCTGCTTGCTTGCTGATCTCGCTTAATTTGTCCTGAACGCTGTTCGTATCGTTCCACTCTTGCAGCACGGCGTTTTCCTGTGTGTTATCGAGCGTGATCTTTGGTGGAATGCCAATGTAAAACCCATTGTAGGTATCCACGATATAGTGAGCCAAGTTGCCAACAAGACGATTGTCTGGCCCATGGTCCTTTTTCGCATCATCAATAATCTGATGCTGACCGAGGTACATTTTCTTTGCTGGAAGGTACTTGTTTTTAGCTAGATCATCATTGGCAGTAATAAACGCATTGATGTCATCGCCAGTTAGCTCTTCATCAGTCGGGAAAATAAACACATCTCCGTCTGTGATTGAGCCTTTACCTTGAACTGTTAATATGATGGCCACCTCCTTAGAAGTATTTGCTTGTGTTCTTGAACGTGCGAGCTGTATTTCTCCGTTTGATTACCTGCATGACAAAATATCTCATGGCGTCCATTGCGTGGTCATGTGCCTTAACCACTTTGTCTTCACCCTTTTGACTGGCCTTGTCATCCCACACATAAGACGCGAACTCTTTGAACAGATTAGTTAGCCCAGGTGTGAACTTGATCTCACCAGAGTTCATAGCTGTTTGCGTTTCTCTAATGCCGTTTAGCACATCGTTATCAGCTTTAATAACTCGATACCGGCTTTCTCTCAACTTGGCAATGAATGAAGCCGCTGAAGGGTCAACAATCACTTCACAGCGTATGTCACCGACAAATTGGCTAAAATCCCGAGCGTATTCATCATCTGTCTTCTGTCTGCTGCTATGCCGTCCATCGTAGTAGTACTCTTTGAGACAATACCAAACAGACCCGCATTTACCCCAAAGCAAGAAAGCTGTGGGGTTCTGTGTGCCATAGTCAACACTGACATAGTATCGGCTTGGCTGCTGGCTTGGATTGCTGACCATCTCGTCTTTATTGAAGTTGTCGTAGACAATCCCATCAGCCAGAACCCATTGTCCCAGAATGTATCGCTGGTAGAACACTCCAGAGTACATATGTTCGTACCTGTCAATAACTTCATCGCTCAGGCTCGGATTGTCTGTCATCACAAAGTGGAGACGCAATGCGCGTTTATCGTCTGCTTGATCAATCCAGTCAGTCTTGAACCAGTGATACGGGCCCTCTGGGTTCATATTGAACCAGTATTTGCCGCCAGTAACGGAAACACGCGCTGTCGCTTGATTGACAAACGACTGTGGCATGAGAGCTGCTTCATCAAAGAACATTCCGGCAAGTGTGATCCCTTGAATCAGATCTTGGCTGCTTTCATCTTTACCGCCGAATAAATAGTAGAGGTTGGTTCTTCCATCAAGGCTGATTTCCAGCATGTTTTCTGAACGCCGATCCACAACCGAGAATCCCACTTGTTGCAATGTTTGTTTGAGTGGCCTGATAACATTTCGACGCAATGATCCAATGGTTTTGCCGGCAATGCCAAATTGCTCGCGGTCAAACATAATCATGCTCCACAGAACATAGCTGATCGACATCGCAAACGTCTTTCCGGAACGCACAGCACCATCAGCAATGATTGTCTGCTTGTCTGGATAGCGGCGCCACCAGTTGATGATGTCTAACTGTTTCCCTTTGAATTGATCAATCGGAGTTGTCATTGACATCACCACCCTTTGGGATACTCTCATCAATTGCTGCCAAAAGCTTGTTCAGCCCTCCATCTTGTCCTTCTGGTGTGTGATAGGCGCTGGCCTTGGCTTCCATGATGTCAGCCTCAGCTTCAGACTTGCGAACGTCGGCCTTAGTTTTCTCAATATCAGTAATAATCTTCGTTAGCTGAGCATTGAGCAGCTCATCATTATCAGGGTAGCGTTTGAGCAATTCTCGTCCTGCTGCCATGCGGTCTTTGATGCTTGGATCATTTTCGACAGACTCTGCGCCATCCGGAGTGCTAACTATAATTGTCTCCTTTGCCTCTCCACGAAGTACTGTGGTGAAGTATTGAAGCACCTCAGCAGCCTTGGCAATCTTGTCAGACTCGATGCGTTTCATACGTTCATCGATGGCAGCTTTAATGTTAGGTTTTGTTAGGTTTTCTGCGCCAACAAATCTAGCCGTTCTTTTGCTGTATCCTGCTGCTAGTGCCGCTTTAGTGGCATTGCTATCAGCAATATAGGAGTCAACGAACTTCTTCTGTTTTGCTGTCAGTCGCATTACATATCACCACACCTCCCGCGCTTTTTCTTGTCTTCCTGAGCTTTCTTCTTTTGGCGCTCTTCTCTTGACAACTTCTCGATGATGTATTTTTCTGTTCCGCAGACGTATCCGTAGTCTACTCTTCCCATACGCTTAGTTGAGCTCATAAGTACACCTCAATCGCGTGTCGTCATAAACGAACGCATACAGCAAATGCTTGCCCGTGGTGAAGCCATTCTTAATCTCATAGGGATCATTTGGCTTTGCTGTTCCAAGCTGACGCCACATAATGCCACGATCATCTTTAAACCGCTCGCTATGATAGTGACCTGAGTGAAGCTCGTATGTTTTTGCCATATTGAATATCTTTTTGTACTCAAATGGAAAAAGCCCTGTCAGCTTGTCCTTGGCTACATCTCCATGGGCGAGCATAATGCCAACATGCCCTAGCAAGTATGCACAGCGCCAGTCGGTTGCCAAATTACTGTCATTGAGATCAACGTGTACTTGTGGATAGCGATCTATTAGTGCATAAAGAAAAGCGTATTCGAGATCACCTGAATGGTTACCGAACACGCTCTTAATTGAGACGCGATTGCTATATTCAATTGCCAGCGGAATAATCTGATCAAACAACTTCACAGCATCATGGAATGCCTGACGCATGTTTGCGTGATCTAGTTGCGTTCCTCTAACCGTTTGTGTTACATGAATCTGATCACTATGGAACAGATCTCCCAATTGCTCGATCACAATCTCGTTGTAGCCGTCCATGATGATCTCTCTAAGTTGGCTCACCATGTCTTTTAGATCGGCGAATGTTGTCCAGCCAAAGTGCAGGTCAGGCAATGGGATGACTAGGTTGCGATCGCCCGATTTCTTCATGCCGTAATTGACCGGAATGATTTTGTCGTTGAACGCGTCAGCCATTTCACTTATCGATAAGCCTTGTTTCGGCTTTACGCGAATATGAATGCTGTACTGCGGAACTGTGCCGTCTTCGGTACTATGCTGCTCATACACTTTGTAGTCGCCTAAGACCATCTCGAACTTGTCAGGATCGTATCCACACAACTCCAGCAAAGTCCGTGGGTCTTTATTTGGCTCATGCTTGAGTCTCATTAAGGCCGTGACTGTTTGACTACCATCAGCATTAAGAGCGACTTTTCTGTCAGCGGATGGCGTCTCCCTATTTGTTCCGTCTGAATCGTATTCATTCTTTAGTGGTTTTTGGAACTCGATGCCAAGCCGTCTTGCTTTTCCCTGAAGAGCATCATAGCTAATCCCGAGCTTGTCGGCTGTCTCGCGTCTGGTAAAGCCTTCAGAGGCGAGCTTCCTAATGCCGCTGATTTGTTCATCTGTCCATTGCATCTACTCGCCTCCTGAAATATAATAATTGTGAGCCACATGCAATCATGTGCTGCTCTTTTCATTTTTATTCCTCAGGCTCTCGGACTCGTCCCCGAGAGCTTTTTTATGTGCCTATTATAAGTATTGTGTTACAATGACTTAGTGAGTTCATTCTCACACTTCAAAAGTGATTGGCCTTCGTTTTCCCAGAGCGAGGGCTTTTTTGTCGTACAAAAATAGCACCTCACCGTTTGGTGGAGTGCTCGTGTAAATAAAAAGACGCCGAAGCGTCAATGCCAAATAATATCAACTTTCCCACCCGAAATCTGTGGGCATTGATCCCCGGTCGAGTCTAAAAACTCGGGTAGTTTAATTACCAGAGGACCATTCTTTAAATCTTCCTTTGATTCCGTCTATCCTCGCCCCCATCTTATGTGGATTAACTGATTTTCCCGAATCTATTTCTGCTACATAAGCGAGCGGGCGGAGTTGCACCGTCCTGTTTCAGCATTGCTTAACCGGTATCAATGCCTTCCCTCATCTGTTGCTCGCATAATGCGCACGGCTTCGATCGTTAACCGTACGGCTTCTGGCTGTTCACCCTTGTCAACCAGTGACCAACTTTGATTGGCTGGCAGGACTTTCACCCGCTGTATCTTCCATCAGCCACGCTCGCTCTCCCAGTGTCAGATGGGGTCATCGCAAGCTGTGTCCGGTCGCTAAACTGGACAATGAGGACGGTGGGAATTGAACCCACATACATATGCCATTCATATGATTTACCAAATACGTCCCCTGTTGGTGCCGCTCTCGGTGTGCTCTTCGCTCCTGAGGTCATCAACCCAACTCCACCCTGCTACTCATCGTCATGGTAGGCTTATCAGTACGTAGTGACAGATTATTTACCGTCACAGACCTTAACGGGTGAAATGTGGCATGCGGGAATCTAACCCGCCTGACTATCACGGTCAGTCCTCATTGCTACGCCTTGCCACAGCTTTATCATCACCATGGCTCGGAGGAAAAACGCGGTGTCTCAGGTTTCTCACCTTTGGCACAATACCATCATATGACGTAAATACGGTCGGTTGGTTCGCACTTAGTTCGCATATAGTTCGCCATTAGTTCGCTCTAGCTTTACCAGCGGACACAGTTCACCGAATGCAATTAGTGCTTGCTTCTTTTTGTCTTGATATGCCGTCTTGCCAACACCTATCAAATCGAAAAGTGCTTCGTTTGTTTTTCGTTTGCTTGCTGGAATAAGGTAGCTTTCAGACAATATCGTTCTGTAATCCTCATCTTCAATAGCATCAACTGCTGATTCACAACATTCAACGTAGTACAGCTCGTCAGCGTGCGATATTACCTTGTCCTCGGCTTTGTTTCCATAGCTAGGTGACTTGGGCATGCCGTCCATCACGGGGCTTCTGAGCGCTATTTTGGTGCGTTGAGCGAGCCGCTTGTGATGCCAGTAGTTCCCCAAGACCTCTTTGGCGTTTTCAATTGTTTTGTCATGATCAATTGGGCTAAAATATCTCGTTGCTCGCACCACTGCGTCCACTCCTTATGGTATGATTTGGTTGGGTTTGTAGGATAAGCGTGCCTTCGTGGTGCGCTTTTGTTATACTGTCTTCGGAGGCCCACTCCAAAATGATTATTACCCTAGGTTCAATTTACACACTGGCCTCCAGAGCGCGCCCTTAATCCGGCGCGCTTTTTGTTTACCTTAACTGGAAGGAAGCAAGCCATTGTTCAATCGTGGCAGCGGCCGCCTTGAAGACTGGATAAAGTGCTTTTGCGAATTCGTCCATTGTTCGCTCATGTTTCCTGCGTTCATACCTAATGCGCGCACGCATGACTGCTCGATGCCGATCATTCATTTCATTTTCCTCTTTTCCAGTTAGCCCACATCCACATTGCAGCACCTGAGATTAGCAGCATGACGGCAATCATTGCTTTACCTCTACCTCATCGTCCTCTTCATCATCTTCATAGTCAGCAATTGCTAGGGCACCATCGCTTTCTCCTTTAACGTAACTTAATTTAGCCTGTGGGTGCATTTTTAAAAATTGGTTTACTGTATTAACGCCTGTAAAAGAATGAAGCGTGAATACATCAATCTTTCTCGTCATCGTCTTCGCTCCCGTCCTCATTTTGGGTGTACCATTCGTCACTGTTTAATAGCCAATAGTTCAGTTCCATGGTTTGCTTGTAAATCGGCTTAGCACGTGCAGTCATCGCGTCAGTCGTCCATTTGGACCAGGCAAGGTCGTGTAGCAGCTTCGTTGCAAGCTCAGCCTTGGCACACAGCTCGCCTTGAAGATACACATCAATATCCTTACTTTTGCTCATGTTTTCCCTCCCTGATTGAATCCGAAATGTCCCAAAGCGCAAGCAAGATTGCTAGTAGTATTAGGAAAATAAACGTTTTGTAAAAGCCAAATTTCATATATTTTTCAGGTAAGAATGAAGACGCCAGAGCTACTATGAAACCAAGCCATGACATGAAACGGTAAGGCCCATTTTTCATTGCTTTCCCTCCAGTAGCTGTTTGTCCTCAAAGATATTGCCAATGACCTCACAATCTTCTGTTAGTCGTTGCCAAATACCATTTCCTCCATTATCAAGCACATATCCAGCGGCATATGTTTCGTAACTAACCGGTGCTATTACTGGTTTACCGTCTTGATTTCGAAGACCAATATCTAAGACATCGCCTTCGTAGATCTCGCGCCCGTTCTTGTCGTGCAAGCCGGTGTATTGTTCGACAACATAATGATCATTATCCAAGAATCCGGCAAAGCACTCTTCGTCATAAACAGCATCCTCACCATCGTCATACTTAACACAGCCGCTAAGCGTGTCATATGCTCCCTGTACGTCATACAAGTAACACTCGTGTACTTTATCCCACGCTCTGAACTTAATCTCTCGTTTCATTTCTCCGCCTCCAATTTCACGATTTCTCCGGTTTCCTCAACGCTCCAGACACCTATCAACCATGCACGGGCGAAGGTATTTTGCAACTTGAGCCATTTATCTTTATTTTTATCAGTGTATCCGCCCAAAACACGAAAAGTTTTAGCAACTTCGATTGGTGTAATCTCATCGCCCAGCGCAAAAGACAAGGAATAATCATTTGCTTTACATTGCTTTATCCAATCGTTTTGGGCTTCTGGAATCACCGGCAGATCATCTGGCAAGGCATTGTCATAACGATCTCGAGTTGATGCAATAATATTTCCAAGGTTTAATCTATCAGCCACACCATCGGTCGATATCTCATCAATGACCATATCTGCAGAATACATGTAGCTCTCCAACAGTCCTTCGAACACGTCCCGCTTAGTCTCATTGCTCATCGTCAGTCACCTCCCCGTTAGCGACACTCACTGCAATTCTTTCAATGTCGGCTTCTGTTACACCAACGCCAAAGCATCTTAATGTTTGACAATCATCTTTATCTTTGATCACTGGCTGCTTGAAATAGGCTAACATTTCATCACTAGAGACATACGCTAATGCCGCTGGGTTTAGCAGATACCCGCTGTCTAGCTTAATCATCATCGTCGGCCACCTCTTCAGTTTCAGCAATGAATGCGTGTATAGGCAGGTACAATTCATTGCCGTCCTTTAGCCTGACGATATAGCAGTACCCGTCACTGTCACATAGGCTTCTAATGGAGTCGATGCTAACAACGTCACGGTCTGAATGGCGCTCAACTAATTTTCTGTATGAACCGTCATAAACCGTTTTGAAATGCGGTTCATCGTACGGGTGCCCGACTTCAATCAACCTTGTTGTCTGGAATATGCCACCGTCATTACGGTTATCATCGTGATCCATCAAGGATAGGCTTTCTAGCCTGATTATTTTATTGCTCATCGTCAGTCACCTCCTTATATCAGTGACATGTAGCAGTCATTAGGAATATCAGGTTCTGTTGGCTGTGTTTTTATTTGCTTATAGCATCGTGTAGCTTTTACTTCGTCAACGCTAAGCTTTGTGCCACGATTCCAAAATGGGCGCTCATCGCCCGAATACCAAAATAGGTTATTGACTAGCTCCCTGCCATCAAGTGATTTCAGAAGTACAATTTCTGTGTCTCCAGCTACGTTAAACCAGTGGTTGACTACCTTAATATTTTTATTCGCCATCGTCAGTCACCTCTTCTTTCGTGAAAGGTGCTCCGTCAAGCCCGAATGCACTTAGCTGCTCCTTTGTGAACAAAGTTGAGGGGTTATCTTTTTTTACAGTGAAGCGCATTCCGTCATTGAAGTCGAAAAATAGATATAGCGGGGCATCGTCGTCATACCACCAGCTCTTAGGGGCTAAAACCCTATACTGATTCTTCTTCACGGTATAGCCGTTCCTGATCGCTTTCATTATTCGCTTGAAGTCTTTCTTTTTCCTTGAAGCAAAAAGATAATTAAGGGCTGCTGCCGCCTGCACATATGTGTCTGCATTAATCAACGAATCAATCGCGCCCCCAACGCTCTCGCTTACGGCTTCTTTTTTAGGTTCCTCAACGAACGTGACAGGCTGACCATTGTTGTCTTCCGCTATCTCTTTTGCTACCTCGTAACTGCCAAAAAGGGTTGTTAAATGATCACTCCAGTTTGGAATCATGCGGTTCCCAGAAAAGTAAGACTCATTATCTATTCTTGATCTGACAAGGTATAGCTTTCGTTCGCTCATTTGGCTACCTCTTCTTTCTCGCAGTCTTGCAAGCCGTAATGTTCGATCTCTACTTCGGTGAACTTCATGGCATCATATTTATCATTGGCAACTAAATCATTAATGCTGAGTCCACCATCTAACTTTTTCCAGTAATAGAAAGACGTATGTGGCACCTTGACGTTGTACTTCTTCTCCTTTTCCACGGTGTAGCCGTTGACGTAAGCGTTCATCAGCAACTCTTCATCCTCACCACAATTTATAGAAATATATCTGGCCGGAAGATAAAAACCATTTGCATTTTCAACGATTTCGGCCTGTTCTTTGGTTAGGACTACCTTTTCAGGCTCGACTAGCTCGACCACGTGGGCTTTGCGGCCCATGCTTTGAGCCTCCGCATAGCTCTTATCCTTGAATAATGTGGCGTTATTGGAGTACCAAATTTCCGTTTGCGTGCCGTCTAATGACATCCATTCGCCTTCATCGTTCTTTACAGCGTACAGTTTTTTTTCGCTCATTTTTCTTCCTCCTGTTTGATTGGCACTAGTTTGTAGTCCACATCTTCGTACATGACGCCTACGACCTTGCCAGTCTCTTTGCTGATGTAGATGTCATCGAACGTGTCGTCTCCTGTTTTCATTGGTCGGCCTCCTTACCCGCTGCTAATTCCTGAATGACTTCGTTGTATCTTGCGGGTATCTCTGTTGATTCAATGTGATTTTGTTCAGGTTCTAGCCATTGTCGAATATCAAATTCTTGTTCAACGTCTTTGCTATGCGGCATCACATTTACTGTGCTGAAATGCAAATAGTCGTCTTCATCGTTTTGAATGAAATATACTTGTCTAGCAGCACGTGTCAGACTGTCACCATGAACAATTGTTGCGTTCATGCCGCGAATGGCACAATTGAATATCAAAAACGGCAACGTACTATCACCAAGCTCTTCCAAATGGTAAAAATACATGCTTGGCAGATAATCCCACGGCTTGTGCTTCAAACGGTCTTGTTGCCATCGTTGAATCATCATTGAGCCAGTCCCAGCAGCAACCTCGTAATACTCGCTACTGTCATTCGATCCAACGAGCATGTTCACGAGCTCACTAATGCTTTCAGGGGTGAAATCTTGTTTCTTGTCTTTGCGATCAGCTTGAACACTCATGAAATATTGTGAGAACCAGTCATGTGATACGTCTGTACTGACATCTAGGAATTGCTTAAAAAGCTCGTTACGCTTTTGCTGATCCATGACAATCTTCATCAATGCTGATGGCGCCTGCTGTGCCTCACGAACACCTAACAGTTTGTGAACGACATCTGCTGTGAATTTGGTTGTCATTTGAGTGCCTCTCATTTCGCGCTGACTGACTTCACAGCCTGATCAGAATAGTCCTTGATGCTCTGTGCGTCTTTGATTGCCTGTGATAAGCCATTGTTTGCCTGCTTGGCGGCTTCTAACTGTGATGTAAGGTCATTGATGGTCTGCTGCTTAGAATTGACCTCAGCCTGTTTCTGGGCGACTGCTTGCTGGCCTTCAACGATCTTTTGCTGAATCTGGGCGTCCTTGCTTGCCATATCGTTGTCGTATTGCCGTTTGAGTGCCGCATACTGTGCCTGCGCATCAGACAACTGATGTTGCAAATCGGACAAGCTAGATTGTGAAGCGTTGATCTTAGCCGTCAGCTTGTCGATATTGTTTTTGGTCTCCACGATGTTCTGGTGACCTTGCCAAACATTGTCGGCAATGGCGGTTGCACCGGCACCAAACATAAGTCCCGCCAAAACAGTTACTGTAAATGTCAATTTTTTATTCATGATTTTTCTCCTTAATTTTTAAAGTTGTTCTTCCGTGAATAGCCCTGTTTGATAGTCATATCTAGCAATCGTGATCGGTATTTTGTACCTGATCATGAACAGCAACATTTTCTGCTTAGAATCACGAGTCAGTGTGGCATTCCCGCCTTTGACGTCCACCACTTTCGTTAGCTTGCCATTTTCGTAAAAACAGAAATCTGGAGTGTATCTTCGTGCTGAATATCGCTTGCCGTTTATCACGAAAGCCGAAATAATCTCGAAATGTTCCTGCATCGTGATCTTCTGTGGCTTGTTGCGTATCAGCATGTAATAGGCGCCTTCTGCTTTGCTTGCAAATCGAATGCCATCAATTACGACTGGCTGCGCATTGTATTTGCCTCTGCGTCTCTTGCGGATAACCATGGCTAACGGCTCACGATCTCTTCATGGCCGTTGTTGCGGCGCGGTAACTTGATCTCAAATTCATCTGCCACTCGCTTCACGAACGTTGTTGACTTCCCAATCCGTTTTGCAACGTCAACCAGTGTGTCGCATTGTGAGGCCGCTTCTGCAATTCCGCGCGCGTATTTGGCACGGGCTTCTTTTCGTTTTTTTGAAATCTTTTTAAGGCCGTTGTTGACTGAAGTCTTCAAAATGTCGCTGTCATCAATACCGGATACTGCACGTTTCTCGACAATCGCTTTCTTTGATACAACGATCCGGTTGTTGAACTCTTGCTTCTCTATTTTTGAGAATGCTTCGCTTTCAGAAATGTCTAGCATTACGGCTTTCTCATAGCGCTTATGCAATTCCGCCTTGAAGTCGCGCCACACTTTGTCTCCCTGCTTGTAAAACCGTACCGTTACTTGTGTCATGCTTTCTTCTCTCCTTGCTTATCAGGTCTCAGTTCGTCAAGGCTAACGCCTAGAGCATCCGCAATTCGGATCATCGTTGAAAATGACGGGTCTTTGCTTTGACCGGTTTTGATCGAATAAATAGTTGTTGGATTTTTATACCCAGCAACTCTGGATAGTTTCCTGATACTGTAGTCTTTTGCACGCATAAATCTTTCAATGATGTGCCACATGTTGATCCTCCATATTTTTCTGGAATGACATCACTTTGTTAGGACTGTAAATAATTCATATCCGTCTACCTCTGTATCTCCACGGTTAATTGCGTCTCCAATATATTCAGGACAGCGATCAAGAAAACGGCAGGCTTCAGACCGACTATAAAAATATTCAATTTTTCCAGTTGACGGATCGCGCAATACGACAGGAACTGCCGCCTTGTTGAGCTTATGCTCATATGCATGCATCAAGTTCCCACGTGGAGTTATCCATTCCAGATTATCGGCATTATTATTTGACGGGTTTCCATCGATGTGATTCACATCCGGTAAATTTTCATAGTTCGCATGGAAAGCCGCGCATACTAGCCGATGAACCAAAAACTGCTTACCAGCACGAGATTTCCACAACGTAACGCGCTTGTATCCGCCCTTATCAGTCTTCTGCTTGAGTGTTCGTCCTTTCCAATGCCGAACAATTTCGCGCCCGTTAAACATGCGTACTGTCGTTTTCCCGGGGATCGTTCGCACTTGGCCTTTGTCAGATACTTGATAGATTCCCTCGTAATTCTCAATGTCTTTCCAATTTTCCATTTTTAATTACCTCTTTTAAGTCAGAACGGAAGATCATCAGAAATATCTATCGGCTGGCCATTATTAGCAAAAGGATCCGTGGTATTCGCTCGCGAAGCATTTGGAGTCGTTTGACTCGTGTTTGTGGTCGCTGTTGCTGATGCATTGGCTGTTTGCGGTGATTTAGGACTGTTCTGAGACGCCTGTCGTGACTCAAGCAAAGCAAAATTATCAACGATTACCTCGGTCACGAATACTTTCTGCCCTTGCGCGTTATCGTACGTACGTGTTTGGATATGGCCTTCAACACCAACCAAGGATCCTTTTTTGGTGAAGTTTGCAAAGTTCTCAGCCGACTTGCGCCAGATCTGGCAATTTACGAAATCTGTTTCTCGTTCGCCGTTTGAACTGCGGAACTGGCGATCAACGGCCAGCGTGAACGAGCCGACAGCGGTTCCGCTTTGTGTGTAGCGCAAGTCAACATCTCTTGTCAGTCGGCCTGTTAGTGAGACACTGTTTAGCAATATGCTTCCCTCCTAATTCTTTTCGCCCAATGCTCGTAGCTTTTGCAATTGCTCAGCTAATTTGGCTCTGTCTTCAGCGGACACTTTTTTGTGTTCTGGTTTGTAACCCGGTTCAGCCCAATCAGGCAATTTCTCATTCCGAACTGGCTTTCCGTAACGGCGCTGAGGTTGATTCGTTTTGCGTTCGCTATCGTTTGCATCGACAGCAGCAACCGTGAGAAGACGCTTGCTCTCCCAGTTTTTCAAGATGCCGTTGACGTACTTGTAGTTTCTGACATTGCTTTTAACTGCAGTCCGCAGCGCATTTAGAACTAGCTTCTCAGGTTCAGGTGATCCTGCTTTTCGCATGTCATCAACCCAATCAACAAGGCTTTCTCTGGTGAACGGTGATAGTTGTCCAAACCCGTTGCCTTCCCAGAAATTGCAAATATCAAGAATTGATGATGATGACGATGACGGTTCTTCAGTAGGCCTCTCTGCTGCCTTTACTGGAGCAGTAGTCTGTTGTCGTTTAGTTTTGTCTAGTTTAGTCTCGTCTTGTTTAGTGTATGTGCTACTGTGTTGCCTACTAGGTTGTAAACTACCTTGTAAACTGTGTTGCCTACTAGGTTGCCTACTGTGTTGCCTACTATCTGACACACTGTCATCAGCTTGACTACTAGGTTGCCTACTATCTGACGTACTAAGCTTTCGTGAAATATCGATGACTGAGTAGGTCGTTGCCTTAACACCGTTAGTTTGAAAATCTATCAGCCCTGACTGTTTTAGCGCGTTGCGGGCTTTGATGATGCCCTGACGGCTTAAACCAGTCAACGTTTCAAGTGTTCGATTCGGCATATTGAATTCGCTTGGCCAGCCTAGCTGGTTACATTGGTAAACCAGCCCATGCCATAATGCTATCTGTCCTGTGCTTAGCGGATTAACGCTTTGCTGAATGTAGAACTCTCGAATTAGCTTGAATAAATCCATGCGGTGAGTCACCTCCTGCTGTTCTTAATGGGCCTCACACCCGTCCGTATGGTTACGCCATATCGTCTGATTTATTAGAAGGGAAATGGTGGCTCATCCGCATCGCTTGGAGCTGGCGGCATTCCATTGTAGGACCCGGCCTGGCGCTGATTGGTTGATGGTGGGGTTTGACGTTGTGTCTGGGTTTGTTGTGATTCCGATTGCTGGCTAGATTGCTGATGTTGCGTCGGTGCTTGAGGTTGTGGTGCCTGACTATTTTGACCGTGCAGGGTCATTGCAACCGCTTGGCGCATTGAGACATCCTTTGCATTCTTTTCAAGCCATTCCAGGTAACTGCGGTCACTTTGGACAACGTCGCCTATGGTTCGGCCTTTATATTTTCCGAATGTAATCTTCATAGTATTGGCATCGCCATTGTTCATGGTTTCGGTAGTCTCACGCTGGTTGAAATCCTTCATGTCCTCAACGTCTTGCGTGAAAACATTAGATAGTGATCCAACAGTCAATGTGGCATCAACTTGTGCACGTTTCTTAGCCATCTTCAACACCGTGTTTTGCAAAGTATACGGATCTTGGTAACTGACTCCGTCCCACGGGTCTTTTTTATGAGTCTGTTTGTTAAAGTTGTTCTTCCGATACCGTGTTTCTTTTGTGTTTGCAGCACCCAACCCTTGTGTAATTAGATCAGACCCATGATAGAGACTAGCTTGAACGGTATAAGCAAAGAAGCCTCGGTCAAAGTCTTCAACTTTATCCACCACTTGGTACTCACTTTTTAGGCCAAGCAACATTAAGATCTTCTCTGCTCCCGGCTTTAACAAAGTAGGTTTCTGTGTTCCAGGAATAACGCCATAATCTTGATCTTTTTTCAGTTGGCTGTTGATGAGGCCTTGGAATTGATTAATGGCAGCAATTTCCTTAGTTGCTTGGCCTTGATCTACAGACATAATCAGCCCCATTGATGAAGTTTCATTTGGCTGTCGTTCTTGAATTTCTTGCATGATTAAACCTCCTTGAGTGATTCATACTTGATTTTGTTGTCATCCATGTATCTGGCTAATGCCCACATTTGTTTTTCAGTTGCGGTAACGCGCATTGCACGTGTGAACTTCGGTTCGACAATCTCACCCGTCGTCAAATCAATATTGGTTTGTCCAGTATTTGTTTCAACAGTTGCCCGGTTTAGCTTAGCAATCGCATCAGCAGATTCTTTGATTTTGGCTTGCCGATCCTGTTCCTGCTTGCGCTTCATCGCAGCAGAATCGATCTGCAACCGAATTGCGTCAAAACCTTGTCCCTGTTCGACCAAGGCAGTCCATCCTTCCGGGTCAAAGCCGGCTTGTTTGGCATATGCAGTGGTCGCATCGCGATCTGCTTTGATTCGACGCTTCTCGTTTTGAAGCCAGCCCATGCGATCACCAATCAGTTTGGTGAGCTTTGCTTTTGAGATCTTATTGAGCCACTCGTTCTCTATTTCGATCTCGCTAGGAATCAGATCATAATTTGGGGCCATCTCGGAAATAAGCACAATTACTTCATTGCGGCGTTCCTCGCGTTCCTGATCTTCGATGGCTTTCACCTTGTCGTTAAGTGGACTGACTGTGTTATCAATCAATCCTGTTAGCGCTTTAACCTTGGTTTCAAATTCCTTGAGAGGTGCCTCATAGTCCTTTTTAATTTCCTTGCGGCGAGAATCAACAGCTTTGCGCAAGGATCGCAATTCAGCGATAGAATGTTTGATGTCGGTTTTTGTGTCAGGAGTAACCGCCAAGCTTTCATACTTAGTAAGTCGCTCTTCTATGTGAGCCTTAAGTTCTTCAAAATTGTGAAATGTGATTTTGGGCTTCTCATAGTCCACCCGATAAGTCAGCGAATCCGCTGTTGCAATGTCATTATTCATAGTCAAATTCCCTTTCATCATTAGCGACAACGGCAACACCGCTAAGCTCTTCCAAGATGTATTTGCGGATTTCTTTTGGATCATCTTTGATCGTGTCGCCTTCTGGGCCAACGTTCGCGATGATTTCATCGCCTGAGTAAATCGGATCACCCTTCCAATCAGTGCGGACTTTTTTTATATCCATTTCACTTCGCCGCCTTCCGTGATAAACTAGGAGTGAAAATAATTTTGCTTAGATTTTTGCTTCCCGTAGTTGGCGCTACGGGATTTTTTTGTGCGCATTTGTTGAGCATCCGTTGACTAAGTTCGAACATCCAAAGCCAACCGCTATCTCCGTGGCTCTTGTAAATCACGTTCTCGGCTTGATCATGAATGTCTTGCCAATATGCCTTCGTATCACGCATAGTTCTTCCTCCTAACGTGTCCATTGTTTCCAACCTCCCACTGCTGTGGCACCGATCATGATTCCAGCCAGGGCTACAAGAAGATATTTCCAAAAGGCTGATGATGGGTCGAACAGCACTGACATGATTGCTTCTAACATCGTTAGTCCTCCGTGTATGTTTCCATGAACTTGTCAACTGCCTTTGAGTACCAACGGTCACGAGACTTGTCGCTCTTCTTGTGACCATCATTGCCAGATTCGTATCGTGGCATTCCTGATTGATATGCAATACGTTCAAAAGCGTCGGTACCAAGTGATAGTTTCAACTTTGCACTTAACTCGCCCTTGTTCATTCCGTGGCCAGGCAAAGCATCTTCAACAGCTTTGTTTACCATCGCCTGAACCACTGGCTTGAGATTGTCTGCAAGATGAACCGCAATGAGTTCTGCAAGCTTGTCGTCCTCATTAACTTTCACCGCTACATCCATGCTTTCACCTTCTCTACTGGTCTGATTTGGGACTTTAGTGATCCGATTAGACTTTCCAGACTTTCAACTAGTGATTCACCTGAATCGATGTATGATCTGATCTTGCTCACGTCGGTTGGTGTGAAGTGATCACGTCCTTTAGACATCACTGACTCTGCTCGTTCTCTAGCCTCTTCAAATTTCTTTTGGGCCATTTTTTCGTGGAGATAAACAACGTATGGATCGTCAGTATCAAGATCATCAGCGAATACTCTTAATCCAGTCTGATATTCGATCGCTGCGTTCAAAAATCGATCATTGCCAATTGCAAGTGCCATGGGAATCAGCTTATCGTCCGGTATGCCTCTTGCCTCCCAATTACTGACAGCGGCTTGCGTAACGTGCATTTTCGCAGCCAAGTTCTTACGGTTTAGGCCCTCTTCTTGAAGACCTCTTGAAAGTTCCTGAAAGATGTTAATTGCCATAACCACACCTCCTTCAAATGTGTACCGCCGATGTAGTAGTTTCACGGCGATATATGCGATGATTAAGCTGTAGCAAGGTAATCAATCATTTCATTCCTTGCACGTTCTTTCTCAGCGCTGATTGCCATTTCGAGCATGTCATCGTCCATGGTTTCCCAAAAAGCTTTGGGCTTATCATCGCGGTAGCTCATCAGCGCTTCGATCATTTGCTCTCGATTCATGTAGCTCACCTCCTTAACTTGAAAACTGAATATTGTGTGATTGCCTCCCGCCGAGTGCGATAATTGCATCGAAGGGAGGTGATTAAAATGCACTTTGTAATCTACAGATCTGAAAACAACCAGTACTTCTTTGCCATCAAGTCAGCCAACCACGAAACGGTTGCCACGAGTGAAACTTATGTGTACAAGGAGTCTGCGCAGCGAACCATTGACGCAATAAAGAATGGTATTGATCAATCGTCATTTGTCATTGACATGACCGAGTAGTTCATCAAGCTTATTGGATAGCGCAATCAGCTGGGCCGCTTCTTCCAAAAGTTTTTGGGCTGTTTGTGCTATTTGTTTGCGCTCATTCTCGTTCATTTGACTGCCTCCTCTCGCTGGGCGGAATTATGTTTACTTAAAGTTGACTGGTATTCCAAAAAAATAAGATCCGGCTTCGTTTTTAATGCAGTGGCAATTTTAAATGCCAATTCATAGCTGACACGGCGTTCTCCGCGTTCGATCAATGAATAATATCCTTTGCTAATGCCAATCATATTTGAAATATCTTGCATTGTAAGATGAAATTTCTTGCGGCGTTCTTTCAGCTTTTCGTTCAAATGATCACCTCCTAATCAACTTTATGTAAACACTATAATCTACAATTAGTAAACTTTCAACTAAAAAAGTGAACTTTTTTTAAACTTTGTTGAGTTTACAATTTGTATACACTATTCTATTCCTATGAGGTGATATGATGAGCTTCGGAGAAAGACTAAAAGAACTTAGGAACGAAAAGAAGATGACCCAATCTGATGTCGGAAAAATTATAAATGTAAGCAAAGCGTCTGTTTCTTTATATGAAAAGAACGAAAGAACTCCTGACCAAGATTCTATTAAGAAACTAGCCAGTTACTTTAATGTTTCTACCGACTTTTTGCTTGGAGTTACTGATGTTCGCTCAAAGCCGGAGCAAATTGACATATCAGATTCAAAAAATGACACCATCATGACTTTTGAAGGTCGCCCCATTCCGCCAGAAGATCTTGAAATAATCAAGAGACTTCTTCGAGGTGGCAAACATGATGACTGATTTTACTAGTGACATGCTGAGAGAGGTTTTAAACTACGGATTTGACCGTGGAGTTGGGGCTGAGCTGACATATAAGCTGAAGCCGTACACGCCGTCAGTTTCTAATCCTGAAACACGCTGGATTGCGGTTAACATGAACTGGCATAAGCCGAAACAATTGCCTTATCAGGCTGCACACGAAATAATGCACGTTCTACATCAAGACCCAGCTTGCTTATACTTTTATTCGGCTTCAAAGAACAGTATTGAGGGTGAAGCTAACATAGGCGGAATCCATATACTTGTGCCTCTATACTTTGCCGATATTGATGAGGAAGACGCCAACCTGAATCAATTCATGGAAGCCTTTGGCATTCCATCACCAATGGAAGATGCTGCTTCAGAAGCGATAAAAGATTTTTATATATAATTAGTTGCTAGTCCAGATACGGAAGACAGTAAAAGCTGAAAACTATTTATGGAGGAAAACAAAATGGCAAAAAAGGTAATGGGTGCTGACGGTAAGGAATATAAGGTAAAGAAGCCTTTTTACAAGCGCGTTTGGTTTTGGGTACTGGTTATTATTGTACTAGTGGTAATCGGTGGTGGCCTCAATAATAAGGGAAAATCAAGCAGCGAATCCACGGAAAAAACGGCAGTTAGCAAAACGGATAAATCATCTTCAAGTACATCAAAAAAGGACAGCGGCAAGATTACTCGAGCAGATTTTGACAGCATCAAATTGGGTGATTTGATGGAAAACGGCAACGGTGGTGCTAAATTAGATGATTTAAAAGCCCAGTTTGGGAACCCGTCCTCTACTTCGAGCAGTACCACAAATGGAGTTAAGACTGATCTTGTAACGTGGACTAACGTTGAGGGTGGCTGGGGAGCTAACGTAATTGTTTCCTTCACCGACGGAAATGCGTTCAGCAAGAATCTTACTGGCTTCAAGTTAAGCCGCAAGCAAAAGATTACTTTAGCAGATTTCAACGCGTTCCAGGACGGTACAAAATACGCTGACTTCACCTCAAAATGGGGACAACCCGACTATTACAACGAAAGCATGATTGGCGGTCAAAAGAATGTTGTTGCCGGTTATACATCTGGTGTAAAAGGTGATCTGGGTTCCAGCTTCAACGTGACCTTTACAAATGATGCTTTAAGCGGGAAAACCCAGGCCAATATGAAGTAGTCCTTTTACATGCCCCTACTTGGGGCTTTTATTGGGCACAAAAATAGCCCCGGTGGCGCTGCACATATGACGAAGCAAAACTAAAAGATTAATCCTCTTGAAGGAGAGTATAATGGAAAAACATGATGATACCGAGACGAAAAAGCTATTAAGAGAGTATATCTACGTTGACACAGACTTGATGAATTCCTTATTAGCCCAATTCGACGAGGGATTGAGCACCCTAACTACGCGTATGAATGAGAAAACCTCCATACTGACTCAGGCCGCAACTATGGGTGGGAGAGAGTCCGCACAAATTGGCGGCGGAGTTCCAGGGTTAGCAAATGGTTCAGGAACAGTTGGGAGAAGCCACTCTGAGACCGACCAAAACTCTAAACAAGATAGGAATCAGTATTCAGAGAATATAGTATACGGTGATTACGGGGTCGAGATCCTCGAAGGCTATCTAATGGACCAATTTGTTCCCGTTGAGAATGCTATCCCAGGAGATGTAGTTTGTTACAGTGATCATTTTTTCTTGTATGATTTTGAATCTCTTGAGGCCGGCACCAATCCCCAAACTATTGACCCAGTGATGCGCTTATCTACTGATAATGTCTCAGATGAGGATTTAAAAGGCTACAAAAAACAACTGCGTTTTATGCAGTCAAAAGCTCAGAACGCTAGTCACTCCAAAGAACAAATAGAAGCCTTGATGGACAAAATTAAAGACGCGGAACAAAAAAACGCAGAAAATAAAACTTCTCAAGAAAATTTTAAAAGTGTTTATGCGATCGTTAGTTTCTTTTCAAAGAGCATGCCAAACAGTGTGATTGTATCTACTGCGGAAACCATCGTCTTTGCAAAAAAGTCACTATTTAGATTAAGCCCATCACAGCTTCAAATGCTACAAAAAAATCCACGAACCCTACACATAATGGGAATCGTGGAAAATAAATCTGATAATACGGACTGGGAACGTCAAGTTCTTGCAGATGCACAAATGGAACCACACGATATTGGCGCAATTGCCACTTATTTATCATCGATTGCGCTGACCAATTTTGGAATTTCACAAAAGAAAGACTCTTTAAGAGTTAGGCCTATCTCGATGTATTTTTAAGTTTCGTTTAGGCCCTTGAGGTCTACCACTTGGTTTGGTGGTTAGAGAAGCTTCCTTCATTTCACGATCAATTTTTTCTTGCATTTTCTGAATTTTATTATCTTCACGTTCGTAAGTTTTTTTAAGCGCCGAATAAAGCTTAACCGCGTCTTGAATTTTGAAAACCTGCATCATACCACCGCCTTTCGATGTAATCATAATACAAAAGTTGCAAACGGTCTACCAAACGAACCTATTCGTTTTGTCTGAACAAACTGGTGCTTCAAAGTTGGCACGCAATTGTTCGAAACTATAAGCATATAGTCAAAATGTTTTGCGACTCATCAAATGAAAGCTCCTCACCAACCTCAATACCACCATCCAAGGGAAGCAAATCTGACTTCGTTGATAGCTTTTGAATCATTGCATCCTTGGGTAGTTTATTTAAATAATCAATCAATTGACCAACATTTTTTATTTTTGTGTTTTCCATTCTAGTCACTGCCCTTCTAGTCACTAATGAACAATATTCATCTAATTATAGTAAAGATGAATTGTATTCACGATCAACGGTTAAAAACATAGCTACTCGTATCAAATTAATAGTTAAGACAGGAGTCTTACTTATGGCAAACTCTACAATCAGGCAGGCCGATATACTGTTAAGAGAGTGTACTGTTATGCAGGTAGCTACGCTTGATACCGATACCGGTTTTCCTAATATAGTTTCGCTGACACCACTTAAATCACACCGATCGCTTAAAGAAATCCTTTTTTACACTGATCGCGACACTACTACCATTCACAACGTCCTAGAGAAGCCTGTGGCGGCTGTTTACTGTTTCAATGAGCTACACCACTCATCGCTGCTATTACGTGCAAAAACAGCTGTATTGACTGCTGAGGAGGTCTTACCAAACTTTACAGAGAACCTCAATTCTTTTCAAAAATCGTTACAGTATGATCGCCCCGTCATCATTCGTTGCACCCCACTAACCGTCAAGATCAGATACAACAATGACATCGAGTTCAGTAAGCTAAACGGAATCTAAGCTCAGTTCTTGTAGATCTACTTATGAATGGTCCAGATACATTAAGTGAGGCACACTTCATTAGCCTCATCATTGTTCTTATAGGCGTCTACTTCGCCCTATTTGGCCACAAGCATCATTGGGTACATTGGCTCATTGACCCAGACAAACCCGGAAGCAGCCTGTGGTGGGCAGCCGTTTTTATCATTATCGGCGCGCTCATGATGATGGTTAAGAAAATATAAATATAAGCATTTACCACAAATCACCAGAGAATAAAAGGGGTTGATTTCGGCCCCCTTTTATTCTTTACAATTAGGAGGATTTTTACATGATTGGAAATGTTATGCCTGTTCTTGGCGCACAGCCAATGCAAAACGGGATGATGGCAATTTCACCATCAAATAACTTTGCCCTACCGAGTTACCCTGGAACCTATTCCTTTGGAGTAGTAGCTATCTTTTCTGAAACAGGTAAAGAGAGAGCAGATACATATAGCGTTGAGCTTTCTCTTTGGAAAAGTGATACAAAAATCGCAACTTTAGCACAACCCACCATTGATGGATCGCAGGTTGAGAATGGTCCAGGACATACCTTAGTATTTAACCTTAGCTTTCAAAATGTAAGAATTGATGAAGCCGGTAGTTTTGAAATTCACACCACTATAAATGGCCAACCGTTGAATAAGTGCCCAATACAGTTCACTTTAGAATCGCAGCGATGAGGAACAGAAGCATGGCTAATCCAGAAAATGAAAAACCTCAACTTTACGTTACAGTAAGTACTGATCAACAACGCGGGATTCAACATATGGAAGCGTTATATGAAGATAGAAACGGTATACTTTTGCCTAAAAGGTTTAGCTCACAGAACCACGATCAACCATTAACATATCAGCAAATTTCTACCATTAACGGCAAAAGCCAATACTCGAGTAATACCGTGAAATCGGGAGACGCGAAGAAACCTAATCCTCAATTTAATAAAGATGATATACTTGAACCATCTAGTGGAAGAAAACACTTCGGAGGCGATGATTCATTGACCGACAAATACGCTACAAAGGAAGAACTGAAAACACTTGACACTAAATTATCCGGTCAGTTTGAAACATTAATGGCGAAAATGGACGGAAAATTCAATACCATGAACGCCAAGACAGACGGTAAATTCGATGAGCTGAATGCTACGATAACGGGCAGTTTTAAATCTGCAAAAGCGGAAACTGAAAGCCGTTTCTCCAAGTTAGAAGCAATACAATCAAAATGGTTCATTGGTACCGCGATTGCAATTGTCGGCCTTGTTGTTGCTCTTCTCAAGTTCTTCTAGTGTTTCATGCAATTCATCATCCCTAAGCCCTCAGTTGGGCTTTTATTTTCGTCCTTATACCGAACGTAAGTTTGTTTATTGGCAGCAAAAAACTACACATAGAAAGGATATGAAAGCTGTGCGTAAATGGAAAGAAGTTCCTCACCATCCTAATGTTTATAAGTATGAAACACGACGCGGTACTCGATATGGTATTCGTCGTGGATTCAAAAATAGTGTAGGAAAGCGCGATGAATACACAAGATCTGGATTTACAAATTGGCACGATGCAGAAGGCGAATTAAAACGATTTGAAGCATCTTTAGTTACGGGTGGCATTAATCCTCTAACTCACCGCGGTGTTACCTTGAATGCTTATTTTGCCGCCTTGGTGAAGAACCGTGAGGAGCTCGGCGTTTGGAGGCCAGCTACAGTTATTCAAAAAAAGACATATTATAGAAAACATCTACAAGACAGATTTGGTAATCGCCCGATGAGCAAAATATCAAGATCAGAATATCAGCAGTTTATTGATGAGAAGATCAAATCAGGTTTGGCTCAAACCACAATGCGTACACTTAACTCAGTCATGCAGATCGTCATGAACGATGCTGAGCACAACGATATTATCCGTAAGAACATGCTAAGAGGCATCCTCATTAATGGTGCCAAGCCGCCTAAAGATGTTTCCATTACCGATGAAGACTATGCGAAATTCATGGCCACAGCCCAGAAGCTCTTGAATAAGTATCAGCTTACAATGCTGTACCTTTTGACTCTTGGTGAGCGGCGTGAAGAACTCGCTGGCCTCCAATTTCGTTCATTTAAACGAGGAGCAACCGAAGGCAAAGCATACTATGAAATCACTTATTACGTTGGCAGAACGCCTCAGCAGCCGCTAGGCGGTCCCTTAAAAACTCCTAGCAGCTATCGCACAAACTATGTGACAGGCCCAATTATTGAGTACATTGACTATTCACTTCAGTATGCAAAGAACATTTTGACACGTACTCATCGTGAGATTGGGCCTGAGACATTCATATATCTGAATGATAAAACTGGGATGCCGGTTCATCCGAGCAACATCAACCGAAATCTCTTTCAGCGTGTTAAAGATGCAACTGGAATTGAGCTTCGTCCGCATATGTTGCGTCACTATTTTGCAACCCAAGCACTTCAGGACGGTTTACCTCAAATGTCCGTCATGCACTGGTTAGGTCACAAAAACATCGACATGACAAACGACTATACCAGACCGACACGAGAAGGTAGCCTGAAAGTCATTAACGGTATGGGCCCAATCTTGTTTAAAAACGGTACCGCCGGCCCTGACGGTACAAAATGA